GTAACGCGATTGGGTCTGCCAGGGTGTCTGCCGTAGACTCTCGGGCGCCGGGTTCGCCCGGCGCGCCACCCTAGCTCAGTCGGTAGAGCAATTCACTCGTAATGAATAGGTCGGGGGTTCGATTCCCCCGGGTGGCTCGGGTAGCGGCTGGTCGTTGTCTACGCCAAGCATCCAGGCTGCGGGGATGCGTAGGGCCATTTCGATGCGCTTGGCCACCGCTACGAGGTCACGCGGTCGCGCGCGATCGGTTTCCCATCCGGCCAGTGAGCCGTGCTTGACGCCCAGCAGCTCGGCGAACTCGCGTTGATCCAAATGCGCGACAGCACGGGCCTTGCGTAACCGATCCCCGAATGTCCACTGCGGAACGTTGAAGTGATCCAGTTCAACTGACATGGATTAAGTGTGGCATATGCGGGCAAACCCGTGCAATAACCATAAATCCCAACATGCTGAACTACACGCTTGACATTTAAATCCCCAACATGCTGAACTTTGCCCCATGCAAAGCCAACATGCTGGGAAAATCCCAAGCAAGCTGAGTGTGGGTGAAGCTGCATCCCTGCTGGGGGTCTCTGCCGACACGTTGAAGCGATGGGAGCGGGATGGCCGCGTTCGGTCCTACCGAACTCCTACTAACCACCGAAGGTTTGAGCTTTCCGAGATTGTGGCACTGCTCAAGACCGCCGAGGCGTCCGCATTGAGCGGCGTCAATGACGCCACCTCCAAGGCGGCGGCGTCGTGAGTCGGGGGGCGTATTCGCGTCGCCGCCGAGGGTGTCACCGACACGGCCAGCAAGCCTGACCCGCCCGTCAAACAACTGAATACGGCAATACCCCAGGGCCGGGCACCTCTGCCAAGAACCACCCGGACCCTGGGGCCACTGCAACCAGGATAGGAGAACCTGGCATGTCCCACCGTATCCCCGATAGACACCAGCGTGTCGGCGGCGTCCGCGCGGCCATCATGCGACACGCATTTTGGACGGTCGCCGCTCTAGCCCTTGTCTACGCGCTGGTGATGCTATCCGCGCACCAGTACCCGCAATTCGTCATCTGCATGGCACTCATGGTGGCCGCGTCCTGCATCGATCTACGGGTGCACCGTCGCGGCCGGTACCGCGATCGCGCCGGGGTGCTGCTGTTCATCGCCGTAATGGCCATCGTTGTCACCGGAGTGTTCGCGCAGGTCGGGGTGACAGCATGAGCCTCACATTCGATCCCGCGCCCGAATTCGACTCGGCCATGGCCGCATTCGATAAGGCAGAGCAGGCATGCGCCCTGACAGCTGGCGATGTGACCCTGCGTGCTGACATCGCCGAACTGCTCGAAGCGCTGCCGATGCGCGAGCGACAGCGAGCGTGGGTCCAAGCTGCCGAGGACTCCGGTACCGACCCGCGAAACGGCTGGTACCTGTTCGCCGGGGCGATCAGCGAGGCCGCGTTAACGGACTTCTTCACTGATCGGGACGCACGGCATTCGGCCAGCGCCGTCCTCATGGAGGCGGTCTAATGCAGAAGCCCACCAAGGCATTTGCCGACATGGTGCTTGAACTCGCGGACAAGCTAGAGGCAGTCCTTAACGAGATGTACCCGGACGGGCAGCTTATCCCCGTGTTCGTCAGCCCCGAATCACTGCGCGCGTCGGCGCGAGACCTCACGCGGAATGCCGAGGATACTCAGCGTTCAGCCGAACCATTCTTAGCACCAAGCCGTTTCGCGCCTCTGTATCCAGTCACCTTGTATCAGGCGGGGTGCACCTCGTGCGGCGCTGTCGTTGATGACTACGGCGACTACTCCTGCCTTGAGGACGACGAAGCAGTGGGATACGTCTGCGACCGCCTGGGATGGTTCGAAACGACACGGAGCGAGCCAACGCCGACACCCGAGAGGCCCAATCTCGTTACCGTGCATACGGTCGAGCTGCTGTGCCCGGACTGTCAGCGCTGCGAGGTCTGCGGCGCCATGAGTCCCGCCGAGATTGACGAACATCTGGTGTGCGTCGAGCACGAAGACTACGACTTTAGTGATGCCCCGATAGATGTCTCCGAGGTGGGCTCGTGACCGGCGACCAGCCGGTCGGTGAGTATCCCCCGATCGGCAGGTTCGATCTGGTTCCGATGGAGCTGCGTGTGCGAGCCGTGGTGGCCGCGCAAATGACGTGCGAAATGCTAGCCCGATTCATCGGCGGCATTGATCTAATGCCCGATTTTACAGAGGATTTCGCGGCGCTTCTGCACGTGCCCGTGACGCCTAACAACTAGCAGGGAGACCCTTCATGTCGCGTTCGGAAGACCCGTTCATCCTGGAGTTGCAAGCCGGTGCCAGCGCGACCGGCGAAATACACTCCTTCACTACCGAATCCGTCGAGATACGCGGAACCTTCACCCTCGGCCAAGGGCTCGTATTACGCCCCGGCGCCAAGGTTTACATCCTTGCGGATCGCGACGCGGTGGATGTTATCAACGGATTCATTGCCGCCGCAGAGGAGGCTGCCGAAGAGGGTGCCGCCGAGGATGCGGTACGTGCCGCCGTCGATTCGTTCGCCGACGGGGCAATTGAGGCTGTGAAAGACGCTGTGAGCCAGATAGATCCCGCGTTGGCCGACGGCGCGCAGAAGGTCGCCGACGCGCTGATCGCAGCCATTGAGAAGGCTAAGCGGGGCGACGAATGAAATTCGCGATGGATACCGATCTGCTCGCTGAAACCATCACGGCGGCAATCAGTTCCCTGCCGGCCCGGCCAACATCTCCGGTCCTGGGCGGGGTGTTGGTTGAGGTCGGTATCGGCTCGGTCACGATGTCGAGCTTCAACTACGAGCGCGCCACCAAGCGCACCGCTGCCGCGATGGACGTTACCGAGCCCGACACAGCTGTGGTGTCAGGAAAACTGCTGGCCGCGATCGGCGGAAACCTACCCCGCAACAAGGATGCCACCGTTGACGTGAGCGGGCAGGAAATGGTTATCACGGCGGGCCGCACCGCATTTCGTCTACCGCTGCTGCATGGCGAGGACTTCCCCGAACTGCCGATCATGAAGCCCAGGGAGGATGCCATCGGCACGGTTGATGGCGACACGTTCGCCGAGGCGGTCCAGGTCATCGGCGCCTTGGCCTCCACCGAAGAGCAACCCGCCAAGCTGACCGGAATCAATCTCACGTTCAGCCCGGATGGGTTGTGGCTGTGCGCCACTGACCGATACATCGTGGGTAGGCGCCGTCTGGACTGGAACGGCAGCGTCCAGACACAGACCCTCGTACCGGCTGCCGACCTGCTGGCCACGATCAAGGCCGCAGCCGGTTCCGCGCCGGAGAACATCGAAATCCTGTTGCGGGGTAGCTCAATGTTCGGCCTGCGCACCCCATCGACCACAGTCATGACGCGTTGCCTTGCTGAGGAATTCCCTGCCATGGAAACGGTGCTGACCCCGGCTGTCTACGCGGCCACGTCCACGGTGGCCACCGCCGAACTCGCGGACATGCTGCGCCGGGCCTCGTCCATCGCTGATGACGGCAACGCCCAAATCGATATCGAGGTTGACGCTGGGGGCCTGGCGGTCACCACCACCAAGAGCGCTACCGGCAAGGTCAACGACAGCATCGCCGCTGTGCACCAGGGCGATTACCGCCGCGTCGCTCTGTCGGCTCGGCGCCTCAATAGCGCCCTGTCGGTGGTCGATGACCATGAGGTCACCTTGGGATTCCGCGAGACCGGCCAGCTGGTGAGCATCCATCCCGGCGCGCTGGAACGCACCGACAACCCCGTTGACCTGCTGGCGTGCAACAACTTTGCACTGCTCATCGGAATCCGCGGGGCGTGATGGCGACCGCAACGGCGCCCACTGGCGCCTCCGAGTTCATCTACCGCTTCTACGCCCAACAGCGCGGCAAGTGCGACGGCGGCTGTGGATTCCAACTCAAACCAGGCGACCTCGTAACGAGGCGCGGCAACGAATTCCGTTGCAAAACATGTGCAGAAAGGTGGAAATGATGGGCGAGCGGGGACGCATCAACCTGGACGCGGCCGAGCAGAGGCTCGGCGGCGATGAGTTCGACGTGAAGACCGCAACAGCGATGGCGCTGATCGACATCGCCGAATCGCTGCGGGACATCTTCGCCGCCATGCCGGTAGAGCGCGACTGGCGATGACCGACGACGCTACCCGCTTCTTCTGGTCCTGGCTCATCGGCTCGGCCGCGTTCTCCATCCTCGGCGTTGTCACGCACGCAGTGCTCGGCAATGCACGCTCATCGCTGATCGCCTCGGTGCTCGCGGTGGGCATCGTGGTAATCCAGCTGTGCGCCACCTACGGCGTGCACGCCTTGGTTCAGGAACGCATCACCGGCGCCGCATACCGCTGGGCGCTCGCGATCGCCATTGCACTCGCGCTCGGCGCGTTCGTGCTCAACTTTGTTGCTCTGCAAGACCTGGTGATCACCTGGGCAGGTACCGCGCCCGCGATCGCCTGGATTGTGCCCCTGATCATCGATCTGGGCATGACGGCGAGCACCCTGGCGATACTGGCGCTCACCGAAGCTCAACGCACCGAGCAGCTGCACACACCCGCGCACCCTGACGCACAAGCGGCACCCTCCGTTCATGTCGAGGTGCACAACACCGTGCACGCCGACGCGCACGCGGTCGCACAGCCCGTGCACGCTGCCGAGCAGGTAGAGCGCGCAGCGGTGCACGCCGCGATCGCTACGCGCCTCACCGACTCAGGAGTGGTGCGTATCGCCCCTGAGCGCGTCGTGCGGGTACTGGATGCCCACGCCGACGGTGTGAGGCCGGGAACGATCGCGCGGTCCTTGGGGGTCGGATTCAGCACCGTCAAGAACATCGTCGCGGCGGTCGCGGTCGAAGGGGCGGGGTCCGATGGCGCCTAACGCCCCTTCGGGCTTGGTGCGCCGCATGTTCGCGCTCTTCCATCTGGGCGGCGTGCAGCAGAAGCGGGCCGATCGTCTGGCCGTCGCGTCATACGTCACCTGGCGCCGTATCCGCACGACCGATGACCTCACCGAGGCCGATATCAAGGCCATCGTCGCGACATTGGAGTACTGGCGTTTCGCCGGCCAAATCGAGTACCGCTGCCGCCGCATCGCCGAATCAATGCACAAGGAGATGAGCGCATGACCGATGCGCACGACGATAAGTCCTTCTTGGCTCACGTGGCCGACATACAGCGCCGCGAGGCACCAGAGCGGCGCAGGCAGTGGATTCGGCGGGTCCTGGGCTGCACCGACCTCTCAGCGGCCCAGCGCAATGTCCTGCTCGCGCTGGAGACCTTCGCTGACTATCTCGACGGCTCCAATGCGCACCCCGGCGAGACCAACCTCGCCGAAATCTGCGGACTGACCACACGGGCCGTCCGAACCGCCCTCAGCAGAGGATGCGAACTCGGCCTGATCAAGAAGACAGCAAACGAAAATCCGCGAGCCAGCCGCGCAGCGGTGTACCGATTGGTGCTCTCAGGCGAGCCCATCACCGGAACGGCGGTTCCGGTAAAAGAGCCCATCACCGGAACGGCGGTTCCTGTGAATAACTCCATCACCGGAACGGCGGTTCCGGTAAAAGAGCCCATCACCGGAACGGCGGTTCCTGTGTATAACTCCCATCACCGGAACGGCCACGACGCCATCACCGGAACGGCCGTTCCGCCCACCAAGTCATGTACCAATAACTCAAGGGTGTTACGTAACTCGGGTACGTCACCAGAGCCGCGCATCGCCGAGGACACACACCCTGAGCCTCCCTCGCGGTTCTGTGATGAGCACCCGATGGGAACTCGGGGCAACTGCGGCAATTGCGCAAACGCGCGAACTGCCTTCAACGCCTGGCAAGCCCACCAAGCCGTCCGCGATGTCGAAATCGCCCAGGCCGACACCCGGCGCCGACACGAGCAGCGCGTCAACTGCCCGTGGTGCCACGGCACCAACGTCCGCGACATCGGGGATGACCTCGTGGAGAAGTGCGACCACCAGAGGCCCCCACAGGCCCGTAGGACCCTCTCGCTGGTGCCACCACTGCCGGGCGGGCCTGAAAACGTCAGAGCGGCGCAATGAGCGCCCATTCCGGCCACACCGAGGCCGACGAGCCCACCACGTTCGAGCGTGGCCCTGGTAGGCGGCGGCGCAGCGCGCCGGGGCCGGTCTACGACGCCTACGCCGTGGCAGGAGCCATCAACCGGCCATGCACCAACTGCGGCGCCCAACCGCGCCAGTACTGCTACGCGCCCAACGGCGCCGAAAGCAAGATCCCCTGCCTGCAACGACTCTCAGAGAGGCAAGAGAGCTGATGACGACCGAGTGCCGCAACAAAGCCTGCAAGCGGGCCTCGCAGCTGTACCTGTGCAACGACTGCACCACCGTCCTGCGCAACATGCTCGACCAGGTACCCGAACTGCTGGCCGAACTCGACGCCCGCATTCAGAAACTCGACCGCGTACCGCACGGCACGATCGGGCGCACCCGTGGCCCCTCGGACCTGAACGTCATGGATTTTGAGGCCGCCGAGACCGCCCGCGAAACACGGAAGATGCTGCGGCGCTGGGTCGAAACTGTCGCCGCCCAGCACAGCGGACGGCGCCCACCCGGCCTAGACACCGTGGAGACCCGCATGTTCGCCCGCTGGCTACAGGTCAACGTCGAGGCCATCGCACGCCTGGACATCGCCGGAAAGATCTACGACGACATCAAGGAACTCATCGGTTCCGGCGACAAAGGCGGCACCCTCGTACGGGCTATCGATCGCCGCGAACGGCACTTCGCCGGATCGTGCCCAACCGTCACCGGGTGGGACGCTAATGGTCGCGTCATCGAATGCGGGGAAATCCTCTACGACGAATATGGCAGCAGGACAGTCGATTGCCCAACCTGCGGCCAGGAAATCGACGTTAAACGCAACCAGGTACGGGCGCTGGCCAGCCGCGACCTCATGCCCTCGGACACGCTGCTGGACGCGCTGGCCAACGCCGGGGAATCAGTGCAGGCCGACCAAATCGAGCGCTGGATAGCCATCAAGCGACTACGGCCACGCGGCTACATGCATCAAGGGAAGTTCGTCAAAACCCGTGTGCAAGAGGCAGATAACGCCCTGTACAGCTTCGAGACCGCACGCAGACTGCTACGAAAAGACAACAAAAAGCACGCAAATCGACAGAAAGCGGTAATGAAATGAATTGGACCCAAGACAAACCCAAGTCGACTGTTATCGATGCTGCCCACCTGAGTCGCCAACGTGAATTCAGCCTTGCGACCTTCGGCCCAGGAGCCCGCACCGAAGGCGTTCTAGACCATATCGCAAAAGAATTGGACGAAATACGTTCCACGCCAACCGACATCAGCGAATGGGTCGATGTCATCATCCTTGCTTTCGATGGCGCTTGGCGTGCTGGCTGGGAGCCACAGCAGATCCTCGACGCTATCGTTGCCAAGCAACATCGCAACGAAGCTCGCACGTGGCCGGACTGGCGAACTGCGGACCCCAGCAAGGCTATCGAACATGTCCACCGCGACGATGACGCAACCGGTTTGGCGGAGCCGCCGAAGTGCGGCATGTGCCCACGCGAACGGACCCCCCAAGATGCCCTCGACTACAACCCAATCCAGGTAGTCACACGCCAACCGCTCGGCTGGTACTCGGGCGACGACGGAGAGATATGCCCCGAATGCATGGCCCAGCTACTCGGCAGGACCAACTGATGAGCACACGAGCGAGCTGGCTCCGCTTCGCCGTGACCCGTGCTGCATTAGGCGAGCGAGTCGTATATGTCTGCGCGAGGCACGATTCCACGCGCGATGCCTTTCTGTTCGCCGAAAAGCTCGCCAAACGACATTTCGCCCAATGGGTAGAGCGAATCTACTGCGCCCGAGGGGAACAACAGATTCGGTTCACCTCCGGCGGTGTGGTCATGTTCTCAAACCCGGCGTGTCACAACTATCGGGGCGCGTCCTCGGATGTGCTCATTCTGGAAAATGGTGCCGAGACTACAGGAACGGCTACCAGCCTGCTCGGGGCCAAGGCTGTACACCGCGCCACCGATACTGTCCCCGAAACCGACAGCGAGGCAACGGAATGAGTAGCACGCCCGTCGCTCTTCACTGGGTCGCCCCCGGATCGCCCCGGCAAGTTCAGGAGGCGCCGTATCAAGGCGGTAGATACCAGATCTACCCATGGAAAGGCGGGTGGACATTCAACCGCACAGACCATCCCCTGTTGCCGAAGTTCGACGGCTGGGCAGCCGCCGAGTGTGAAGCAATGATGTTGTGTCAGAACGACTACCAGAAAGTCGCACGGCTCATAGCCTGGGTTGAGTACATCCTGAACAATGGCCCACCGTCGCCCTGAATTGCGCACGCTAGCCTGATAGCTGGTTCTGTAGCTCAAGAGGTGAGAGCGGGTGAACAAGTCCCCGGTGGAAACGTACGACACAAGTTCCGGGTGGAAACCAAGATGCGGGATCATGGCCCGCCAGAACCCCTATGTCGGACCCTGGGAGTAGAACCGGCCAATGGACGCACGTAAGGCCATCCGCGAGGTCATCGAGAGCATCCCGAACCTGTTCGGCGTAACCCGGAAGAAGACTATCGGCGCCGAGGGCGAGACCGAGACCATCGTCTACACGCAGGCACAAGTCGCTGACTTGATCGCCTCGATACTGCCCGACAACCTAAAGGTCAAGGGTCACACGGTGATCGGGCCGCTGCCCGGTATCGAGTCAGTGCCCGACCAGCCTCGGCGGCGGTATGTCCGTGTGCCAATCACCTCGCAGCCGTGGTCTGACGGCGCGGTGCGTATCAGCCCGCACGGTGACGAGGTGGTCATTCGCAATGTGCCCGACCGGCTGCACATGCAGGACGTGCCCGCGCTGGCCGCTGCGCTCATGGCCGCCCACTCGACATGGCGACCGACGCGCCGATAGGCCCGTGGGCAACCTGCATGTTTGACGGAAAACACGCCGCCCGAAATCCGCTACGCGGAAATGTCCATTCTGACCTGCTACTATTCCGTTTCGAGTCGCCACCCCCATGCCCGAACCCCTTCGGACCTGGGGGTTTGTTCATTTCCAGCTAACGTCAGTGGAGGTGAGATGACGACCGTTCAACGCAACACCACCACCCGCGACAAGCACCGGCGCATCATCAGACTCGGGCTGGCGCCAAGTCCGTTCGGGCGGCACCCGGCCTGCTATCACTGCGGCGAGGACATCGACTACGACGCCCACCATCGCGACCCGCGCAGCTTCACCATCGATCACCTCAAGGCGCTGGCCAAAGGCGGAACCGACACCCTCGACAACATCGTGCCCGCGCACTGGGATTGCAACCGCAACAAGTCCGACAAAGACCTTGACGAACTGCTTCCCGGTGGTGTCACGTTCGTGACCGAACGCTGCTGGTGGTAGGGCGATGGACGAACGACGCGCCGCCGCATATCAGAGGCTCGATGAAGTGGTCCGCGAACTGACCGCGATCACCGAAGACGAAAGCGACGACGGCCAGCCCCGATACACGGCCACCGATTACGTGCTCATCGTTGGTGCGCAGACAATCGACAACGACGGCGATCGCGTCGGATACGTCACCGTCTATCCGCAGGGCGGTTCGCAACCGTCGTACATCACCACAGGTCTTGTCGCCCAGGCCCAGGGTTTTCTCGCGGCCTCGCCCGCTGACTGATCGAACGCTGGACCGACCCCCTGGGGGACTGGACCCGAGGGGTCTGGCGCCCGCCCCTCATGGCTTAGGCGACCGCCCCCCCTGGCCGATTTTGTTTCGGGGTCGGTGGCCCCTGTGAAATCTCGTTTTTTGTTGACCACTAGGGCGATTCGCCGAGGGTGAAACCGGCTGACCCGTATTTCGCTTCGGCACAGGCGATCTGAGAGCCCGAAAAGGAGGCCGTCATGCAACTTACGCCCGTCGATTCCGCATCAGGCGGCGCCCCGCTGCCTGCTGGACTGACCGAGGATGGTTCAGGCCAATCGCTGTGGCGTTCCATCGTGGACGACTACACGCTACGGCCCGATGAGCTGCGGTTGCTGGCCGATGCGTGCGAGTTGGCCGACCGTATCGACTACCGCAAGCAGCGGGCCGACGAGTTGCACCGCGAGGTGGGCGAGAACCTGCTTATCCGTGGTTCGACTCGCCAGCTTGTCAGGAACCCGCTGATTGATGAGGCCCGCCAGGAGTTGGCCGAGCAGCGCAAGGACCGTATCGCGCTCAACGATCTACTGGCCCGGCTCAAGCTGCCGGATCTGGACCCCGACCGCGACGGCGACGACCAGGGCCGTGACGGCGCCAGCTCCGGTGCGAAGCGATCGGCCTCGGCGTAATGGCGACGCGGCGCCACTCACGCCGCCCGGCCGGGGCGAGTCATATCCGCGTGGTCAGTGACGACGAGCGCGCACCCGCCCCGGCACACAACGACCCCGCGCCGTCCCCGAGCGATGGCGCGGGGCAATCGCCCGAGGCCGCGACGGCGCCTGCTGACGGTCAGATGTCGCTGTCCGATGCGGTCGCCGGTGGCGACTATCAGCAGATTTTGCAGGCCCAGGCGCGGGACATCATTCGGGACCTGGCGGCGGCGACCGGGGCGTCTAAGGCCGCGCTACACGGGCGCTTGATGACCATCTCCAAGGAAATTGAGAGCCTGAAAGCGGCGCCGGGCGGCGAAAAGTCCGTAGTGGCAACCACCGACGATGAGCCCTGGGACAGCACGGCTCTCTGAGGTCGCACGGCACGTCATCGCCCCGGCCGGGATCGTTTCGACCGGCTGGCCAGCGGTGCGCGACACCTGCAAGCGGCTCGGTTGGGAGTTCGACGGCTGGCAGGACGGCGCGGGCCGACTAATCCTCGGTAAGCGGGCCGATGGCCTGTACGCCGCCGACACGATCGTGTTGTCCATCCCGCGCCAGGTCGGCAAAACCTACCTGGTGGCGTGCATCATCTTCGCGCTATGCCTGATCCACCCCGGCTTGACGGTGATCTGGACAGCACACCGAAAGACCACTGCCGCAGAGACTTTCGAATCGTTCGCCGGGATGGCGGCACGCCCCAAGGTCGATCCACACATTGAAGCGGTCCACCGCGCGCGCGGCGATGAAAAGATCATGTTCACCAACGGGTCACGAATCCTGTTCGGCGCCCGTGAATCTGGCTTCGGTCGCGGATTCTCCGACGTGGACATTCTTGTGTTCGATGAGGCGCAGATCATGACCGAGGGCACCCTCGAAGACATGGCCGCAGCGCAGAACGTGGCCGAGAACCCGCTGACGTTCATGATGGGCACACCGCCGAGGCCCAAAGACCCCGGCGAAGTGTTCACCATGCACCGCCAAGAAGCGCTCGACACGCTCACCGACGAGACCGCACGCCAGACCAACGAAACGGCGCTCATCGAAATGTCCGCCGATCGAGGGTGTAACCCGATGGATCGGGCGCAGTGGGCCAAGGCGAATGCCTCGTTCCCGCATCGCACTTCCGAGCGCGCCATGTTGCGTCTGCGTAAGAAACTCAAGTCGTTGGAGTCCTGGTGCCGTGAGGCCCTGGGCATCTGGGATGAGGTCTCGGTACATCAGCCCGTGGTCACGCGCGAGGCGTGGGGCGAGCTGATCGACGTAGGCCCCGGCCACCGGATTGCCCCGGACGGTATCGGTGTCGATATGTCCCACGGGCTACAAATCTCGGTCAACGCCTGCTGGATCGAAGATGAATCGGCGCACATCGAAGAGATTTGGGCCGGAACCGATGTGGCAGCGGCGACCGCCTGGACCGCCAAGGCCGCGGGCCGACGAATCGAGGTCGTGATCGATGACCTGTCGCCAGCGGCGCAGATGATCCCCGGCCTAAAGGCCCTCGGGGTCAACGTCCGCCGATCCACTGCCCGAGACATGACCAAAGGCTGCGGGCTGATAGCGAGCCGCATCAAGGCTCACACGCTCACCCACGGTGACCAAAAGTCGCTTACGTCAGCCATTCTCAACGCCATCCGCCGAAAGATTGGTGATGCCGGTGGCTGGGGCTGGGACCGGCGCGACTCAACGGTGGTCATCCACCCGATCGTGGCCGCAACCCTGGCGCTGCTGGCCGCGACAACCAAACGTAAACCCCCATCGGGCAATAGCTCGCGAGGACGAGAGGCGGTGGTGCTGTGAAGGTTTCAAAGATCACCCTTCCGGACTTCACGAACGATGAAAATGCCTTGCTGAACGGCCTTTTGCGGCAGCTAGCCGATTGCCAGCCGAACAACCGGCTACGCGCCTCGTACTACGACGGCAAGCGGGCAATCCGGCAAGTCGGATCGATCATCCCTCGCCAGTACTACAAGCTCGGTCTGGTGCTGGGCTGGTCGGCCAAAGCTGTTGACGTACTGGCGCGGCGCTGCAACCTCGATGGCTACGTGTGGCCCGGACAAGACCTGAACTCCTTGGGTTTCCAAGAGGTATGGGACGATAACTACTTTGGCGCCGAGTCCAACAGTGCCATCGTCTCCTCACTGATCCATGGCCCGGCCTTCTTGATCAACACCGTTGGAGGCGCGGACGAACCAAAGTCCCTCATTCACGTCAAGGACGCGTTAAACGCGACAGGAGAATGGAACTCACGCACGCGGCGCCTGGATAACCTGCTGTCGATCATCGCCTGGGACAAGGACGGCAATCCCGAAGAGCTGGCGCTGTATCTACACAATCGCACTGCCATCGCCCAGCGCGATCGCGGAAAGTGGACGGTCCAATGGACTGAACACAAGTACGGCGTGCCCGCTGAGGCCCTGGTCTACAAGCCACGGGTGGGACGCCCGTTCGGGTCCTCGCGCATCTCACGGCCCGTCATGTCGATTCACGACCGCGCGCTGCGGGTCCTGATCCGCACCGAAGGCCACGCCGATATTTTCAGCTATCCCGAACTGTGGATGCTCGGCGCCGACTCATCGATTTTCAAGAACCCGGATGGTTCTCTGAAACCCTCCTGGCAAGTAATGCTCGGGCGCATCAAGGGCATACCCGACAACGAGGACGCTGTAGACCCCAAGAACGCCCGCGCCGACATCAAGCAGTTTCAGGCCGCAAGCCCCCAACCACACCTTGACCTACTTCAGCAGTGCGCCAACGATTTCTCGGGCGAGACCGATCTACCGGTGTCGGCGCTCGGGGTGCAGGCCAAGACCAACACCACAACCGCTGACGGCTCCGACAACGCCGAAAAGCAGCTGATTGCCGAGGCCGAAGGCGCAACCGATGACTGGTCACCGGCATTTCGCCGGTCCATGATGCGTGCGTTGGCCATCAAGAACAACGAGAACCAGATTCCCGCAGCCTGGCGTTCGATCGACACCAAATGGCGCCCCCACGCCTACATCTCGCGCGCCGCACAAGCTGACGCCGGTCTCAAACAGCTCTCAGCGATCCCGTGGCTTGCTGAGACTGAGGTCGGCCTGGAACTGCTCGGCCTGCCCCAGCAGATGATCGACCGAGCCCTGGCCGAACGTGACCGCGCCCAGCGCGCCCGCCAGATCACCGCGCTAGTGGACAAACTCACCGGCGCCACGATCCCCGACCCGGCGCCGGGCACCGCCGAGCAGGCCGCGCAACAGGCGATCGGCAATGGTTCACGCGGTCTCTGAGTTCCAAGGGCTACTCGCGGCCCTGGGCGCCGAGCAGGCCGCCCAGCTGTCCCGGCTGCTGGCCCGCACCGACCGGCTCGACCAAGGCGAGCTGCTGGCATTCATCACCGACGCCTACCCCGAGACCATCGCCCCGTTCCTGAGTGCTGCCGCCGTCTTGAGCGCTCAGTGGTACGACGAACAGCCGACCACCTCGACCTACACCGCCGCCCCCGCAGAACTGGCCCCCGCCGCACAGCTGGCCGTCTCCGGCCGCTGGGCGATGCTGCAAACCACCCCACTGGACGCCCTGACCGGAAGCGCCGCACGCGCCCTGTTCAACGCCTCACGAGACACCGTGCTCACCAACGTGATGACAGAGCCCGGCGCACGGTGGGCACGGCACGCCTCGGCCAACGCCTGCTCGTTTTGCCGGCTCATGGCCACCAGGGGCGCCGTCTACACATCGGAAGCCTCGGCCACCAAGGTCACGGGGCGCGGCGCGAATCTGGAACGCTCCGACCGGCGCGCGATCGCGGCCGGGCAGATGAGCACAGACGAAGCCCTGCAACGCCGCTCGGTGTACCGCTCGCAGCGTCTTGCGGCCAAAGCTGGCAAGAACGTCGGAGACAGCCGCACCGGCGCACAGCGCGGCACCCGCGCCCTGGGCGAGAAGTACCACGACCGCTGCCACTGCATCGCGGTCATGGTGCGCCCCGGCAACACCTACCAGCCACCGCCCTACGTCGAGCAATGGGAACGCGACTACCTCGACGCGGTGGAGGCCACCCGCGCTGCCGGGCAGACCAAAGGCAAGTACGGCGCCATCGATCTGACCGCCGTCATCCGCCACATGGACCACGCCCGCCGATAACCGGCGCCCGCGCGCCCCGTAAGCCCCCTTGGCCGAAACGGCCGAGGACAACCCGAAATGGGAGAACACCGCATGTCCGAAAACACCACCCTGCCCGTGCACTCGATCACCGGATTACAGGCCATTGGATTCACCCGTCGCGGCCCCGTGTGGCCGGTTATGGGCGCCTCCGAGCCGCCTGCCGGGGGGACCGAAACGGAACCCAAAAGCGAGCAAGGTACCGACAAGCTGCCTGCTGATCATCCGCTCGTAAAGACGCTGGCAGCCAACAAGATCGAAATCAAGGAACTCAAGGCCAAGGCTGCGCGCCTCGACGAAATCGAAGAGGCGCGAAAGACCCAGGCCGAGAGGGACGCCGAACGCATCGCTACCGCCGAGGCCGAAGCGGCCGCCGTCCCCTCCCGTATCGCCGCCGGACTCAAAGAGCACTTGGTGGCACTTCATGAGTTCGACGCCGAAGATGCCGAGCTGTTCCTGACCGCCGACGAGCCTGAGCTACTGCTCAAGCAAGTCACCCGCCTTCTTGGCCAAACGGACAAGCAGCGGAAATCAAACTATGTGCCTCGCGAGGGCACCAACGGGCGCACGAAGCTCAGTAGCAAGCAGAAGTTTCTAAGCGAGCTGAACGCCCAATCAAGCTGATAACAAAGGAGATAACGCAATGGCTGTTATTAAGAGCACTGACCTGCATCTGCCCACCGATGTTGCCGACGGCATTGTCGAGAAGGCTAAAACTGGGTCGTCCGTCGCGGCCCTGTCCGGGCAGGAGCCCATGCGGTTTGGCAAGTTGGACATCATCACCTTTGATGATGACCTGACGGCTGAGTTTGTGGAGGAGTCGGCGGCCAAGGGCTCCGATGATGCCAAGCCTGACGTCAAGACCGCTGTGCCCCACAAGGCGGTTGTGCAGATGCGCACCTCGGATGAATTCCTCATCGCCGATGAGGACTACCAGCTGCAAATCTTGGACGAGTACGAAGTGAAATGCGGGCGGGCGCTGGCGCGCGGCCTGGACCTTGGTCTGTATTACCGGGTCAATCCGCGCACGGGTAACGCCATTCCCGAATGGACGAACTATCTCAACGCGACGACCAAGCGTGTGGAGATCACTGCGACCTCGAAGCCCGATCTGGATTTCGAGGCCGCTGCTGGTCTGGTCATCGGTGATGGCTACAGCGTCAACGGGGTTGCGTTCGATCCCAAGTACGCGTGGAAGCTGTCCACGGCACGATACGACGACGGCCGCAAGAAGTACCCCGAACTTGGTCTGGGAGCGGATATTTCGTCATTCGAGGGTGTGCCCGCGGCGGTGTCTTCCACGGTCTCGGGTAAGGCCAAGGACGGCGATACCACTGACAACCTGGTGCGCGCCATCCTTGGCAACTTCCGCAGCGGTATCCGGTGGGGCGTGCAGCGCACCTTCCCGTTCAAGATCCTCCAATTCGGCGACCCGGACAACACCGGCCGCGACCTGGCGGGCTACAACGAGATTCTGCTGCGCGCGGAAATCATTTACGGCTGGTATGTGTTCGATGGCCAGTTCGCTGTCATTGAAGATGCGGTGACCCCGTAATGCCGAGGTTCCGCAACACGGTGAGCGGGTCCGTCGTCAACATTGACGACGGGCTCGCTACCCGCCTGGCCATCACCGAGAACCCGGCCTGGGAGCCCCTGATCGAAATCGCCCGCCCGGTAGTGGTGGCACCGGACATTACGGGTGCCGAGACGGTCTCCTTGATCGACCTCGACCTGGTGGTGTCCTCGGAGACGTTTGCCGCCATCGTCCCCGAGAACACCGCCGCCGTGCCCGCCGAGCCCAAGGCGCCAGCCAGGGGCAAGCCTGCGCGCAAGCCGTCATCTACCGATCCCGAGGGGGCCAAGGATGCCAGCGGTACAGATCACGACCTCTGACCTGGCGCCGTTCGCCACCATCCCCGAGGACAAGGCCACGGCGATGATTGCCGACGCCATGGCCATGGCCCTGCTGGTCGCGCCCTGCCTGGATGACTCGCAGCTGACCGCCAAGAAAGCCGCAGCGGCCAAGGCGATCATTCGGGGTGCGATCCTGCGCTGGCATGAGGCCGGGTCGGGGGCTCTGTCACAAAAGCAGCAGAGCGCCGGGCCGTTCGCTCAGTCTGAAACCTACGACACCCGCCAGATACGGCGGGCGATGTACTGGCCCAGCGAAATTGAACAGCTGCAATCGATTTGCCGCGCCGACGATGACGCCTCGGGCGGTGCCTGGGGGTACGACGTGCTCGGCGCGTGCGGGCCGTCGCACTCCCCGGTGTGCACGCTGAACATGGGCGGCACCTACTGCTCATGCGGGGCCAAATTGACCGGCCACGAGCCGCTATGGGAGGCCACCAGCGATGACTAGCTTCCCGCTGCCCTTCAAATGCGAACAGCACGCGTACATCCCCGGCGCCGACAATAGCCACGGAAACCCCGATGCCCAGTGGGCCGAGCCGGTAGAGCGCGACTGTTTCTGGTGGGACCCGGATTCGACGGAAACACCGACGCCGCCGACCGCAGGAACGCGCGCCCTGGCCGACCGCTACCTGGCCGTGGACGCCGCCGTGGCGGTCGATCACCGCGACAAATTCACCGTCAACGGCCAAGAGTTCACTGTCACCGGACTGGCCCAGGATTTCAACCATGGACCGTTCGGATTCTCCCCGGATCGTCTGGTGATCGAACTGAGATGGGTGGGGTGATATGGCCGTGAAGTACACCGTCAGCTCGGCGACGATCCGCAAAATGATGACCTCAGCCGGGGTGAAAGCCGAAGTGCACGAGCGGGGATTGCGGCTGGCGGCCAAGGCCAACGAGGTACCCTCAACCACCTCTCCAGAGCATGACGGCCTGTACTACGAAGCGGTTGAAGCATCCGATGCCAAACGCGCCCGTACCCGCGTGCAGACCACCGGCCCGCGCGCAGTCAACCATGAGGCCATCACCCAGGCCCTCCTGCGGGCGGTTTCCGATGCCCGTTGATCTGGTCGAGTTCCCCGACCTCACCGCCCTGGCCCGCGTCATCGCACTGCAAGAACTCGCCGCACGCGGGATCACAGGTATTGGCATCGGCTCGGGCGCAATCGGCGGCAAGCCACTGCCGCAGCGCTATATTCGGCTATACGCCCTGCCCGGCACCGAGCTATGCCGCCGCGTGCAGAGCGTCATGATTATCGGCCAGGTCTACGACACCAACGAAATCCGCTGTGTCGCTACAGCCTCCAAGCTCGGCGCGATCCTGCGCGCCGCCCCTGAAATCGAGCTCGCGGCAGACAACCCGATCACCGAGCCATGCGAGCTGCACGGCCCCTACCCATCCACCGACCCTGACCTACCGACGTATGCGCGGTATCAGGTCAATGTGCGCTGGACGGTCCAGTCCAGCATCACCGCATAACACACCAGTCCCAAGGTAAACCCTGTGCCGCAGTCGCGGACGGGGCAATTTGTCGTGCCCACTCGGGCGCACCCCAAGGAGGAAAGATAGTGGCGCACACCAATGTTCGAAACACCGGCGTTTGGGTCCCCAAGCATGCCGGTGGCGTATTCCGATACCCGCTGGGCACACCCCTGCCCACCGACCCGTGGAGCCCCCGGCCCGTCGTCCCCGGCTGGGACCCCCGCCTGGGCGGCTGCGACGACACCGGCGTTACCTGGAATATCAAGCGCGACAAGGACCCCAAGAAGGATTGGAACGGTGACAAGGTTCGCGTCGTGCAGACCGGCAAGGACGACACCTGGAAACTCAAGTACATCGAGCCCAAGAACCCGCGCGTGATGGAAGAGTATTTCGGCAAGGCCAACGTCACCGTCACCGAGGCCACCACACAGCACGGAACCCTGATCGCGGCGGTATCCAATTCCGATGTCTTGCCGCACTTCTCGTACATCGTGGACGTGTTCGACGGCGCGGTGCGCAAGCGGCGCTGCATCCCCGATGCGCAGGTGAGCGAAAACGGTGACGAGCTGTGGCAGTCCAAAGACTGGACCGCCCTGGAGTTCACCTATGACCTGTTCCCGGATTTGGCGGGCAACACCTTCTACGACTACACCGAGTTGGACGACAAGCTGATCGAGGCCACCTACCTGGTGACGCTGGCCGGTACGCCAACCGCTGGCAGCTTCGATTTCGTGGTGGCCGGGCAGCCCGCCGAAATCGCCTACAACACCACGGCGGCCGCGTTTCAAACGGCCGTGTCCGCGCTGCCGAACGTCAAGGACGCAACGGTCACCGGCAGTGCTGGAGGCCCCTTCACGGTCAAGGTCACCACAGCCGGTGTGGCGCCGGTGTCTGTCGATGGCACGGACCTGACCGGCGGCACGGTGTCTGTCAGTATCGCGCCGTAGCTGTCCCCTCTGGACCCCACCGGCCGCCGTTTAACACCTTGGGCGGCGGCCGGTGGTCACAGGAAAAACCAAGGTGAGACAAGGTGATGTGACATGACAAAGAGCAAGAGACTCGGCCCGCTGGATGAGTCGGGGATGCACACCGTTATCGAGACCGACGAGGCAACCCCGGAGGCCACCGAGACCACGGACGGCCCGGCCAGTGATGAGCCGCACAAGCCGCTGCCGGGCGATGCGGAGTACGACTGGTCGGCACACTACGGTGAAGATGTCGAGTTGTACCGGCACACCTTCCGCGACGGAACGGTGGTGGCGCTGCGCCCATTCGGGTCAGCGTTCTCCAAGACGCTGCTGTGGAAACTCCGTAACGCCGAGTCTGAGGCCGAGGTGCAGTTCACGGCCATCATGCGCGGCGGATGCCCTGCCGTTGATGTCGTGCTGGACCGGGTAGCTGCCGCAGCGCTCGACGCCGATGACTACGAGTACGACCCGATCGATGACCTGTTCGGGTCGTGGATGAAAGCGGGCACCAGCACCACCGAAGACGCCGATGATGGTCTGTCACTGGGAAAATCCGCGAGCTAGCCGACATCGTCTTTGAACATATCGACGCCATCGAACGCGATCTGTTCTCAGATAATCGGGTATTTGAAGACCTCGGCTGGCGCGGCTTGTGGGCCTATGTCACCGCCGCGCCACCGGGGACCGCGATCCACCACGCCCGATCCGAGGGCATGTCGATCGAGGCCCAGCTCGGCGCCGAACTGCTCAACGAGCTTTCTGAACTGCATTGGCGTTACAACGCAGTGCATTTCGAGGACGGATCAAAGGTTGCGTTCCCAGAACGCTTGTCGTTGCGCGAGTTGATCTATGGCCGTGAGCCGGTTGAAGAGATCGATTACGACGCGCACATAGCCAACACCGAAGTGGACCCAAGGGTCCGCGCGATGCTGCAAGGAGGTTGATTCAGCCATGCCTGAGATAGAAACCCTCTGGATACCCCTTGCGGTCACGGGTAAGAACCTCAAACGCGACATGGAGCGCGAGGTAACCGGCGTCGGAACGCACGGCGGTAACAAGATCGCCAAAGAGATGGAGGACGCCACCGGCAAAGGCGCTAAACGTGCTGCGGCGCAGATCGACCGGAGCCTGGGCCGCAGCCTGGGCGAGAGGACCGGCGCCGCACTGGGTACCGCGCTCGGTGTGGGGCTGCGTCCGGTGGTCGGGACCGTGCAGCGACTCGGCGGCGAGGCTGGCCGCCAGTGGGTACAGAAGTTCTCCCAGCAGCTCGCCAACGCAAAAGTCAACGCCCCCAAGGTCAACGCACCCATCAACGTCGATCTACCGGGCAGCACCGGCAGCGGCGGGGGCAGTGGGCTCGCGGCGGCGGGCATGCTGGGGGCCATCACCCGCGTCGCTGGCCCCGCCGCGATCGCGCTCGGGGTCACCGGCTTGGCGTACAAGACACTCTCGGCCGGGTTCGACCGCGCGAAAAGCCTTGACGCTACCCGGTTTAAGTTGCAGGCGCTCGGTAATGACGCGGCGGCGGTCACCGCGATCATGAACGCCGCGCAGGGCTCGGTGAAGGGCACCGCGTTCTCGCTGGACGCGGCGGCCTCCACGGCGGCCACGGCCGTGGCGGCCGGGGTTAAGCCCAGCGAGGACCTGGCCAAGTACCTGGGCACGGTGGCCGACGCGGCGGCGATCGCGGGCGCCGATCTGGGCGATATGGGCCACATCTTCAACAAGGTGCAGACCTCGGGCAAGGCGATGACCGATGACCTGAACATGTTGGGCGATAGGGGATTGCCGATCTTCGCGTGGCTGCAAAAGGAATACAAGGTCACCGGCGCCGAGCTGTCCAAGATGGTGGAGAAGGGTCAAGTCGACGCCGCCACATTCCAGAAGGTCATCGCCGAGAACGTCGGCGGTGCGGCAAAGAAGATGGGCGGAACATTCGAGGGCTCGGTCAAGAACATGGGCGCCGCGCTCGGGCGCCTCGGGGAGGCGTTCATTTCCCCGTTCCTGGGCAGCGGCACCGATGCCCTCGGCCAAATCACAGTCGGCATTGACAAGGTGGCCGGGTTCATCAAGGAGCACCAGCCTGAAATCATCCGGTTCGCCGCCGCTGTCGGGACCGGGTTCACCTCCATGGCGGGCTCTATCGCGCGCGGTCTGGGCAACGGGCTGCGGTTCATCGCCCGCTTCGTGGACGGCATCAAAACCGCCTCCAGCGGTATCGGCGGGTTCTTCTCAGCCTTGGGACTGACCGGCATCGGGGATGCGTTGCAGCGCTGGGGCTCTGATCGCAGCGTCAACGACTGGCTGCGTGATGCGGCCAAGTCCGTGGATGACTTCGGGAACCGGGCCACCGCCGCCTCGGACCGGATCGCCAAGTGGGGTGAGGACACCGCCGAAACCACCAAGATCGTCAATGCTCTTGGGGCTGCGGTGCAGGAGGTGCCCGACACCCACGAAATCGTCCTGACGGACAACTCGCCCGAGCAGATCGCCAAGCTGAACGCCATCGGTTACACCGTCAAGACGATGCCTGACGGCAAGAACCTGGTTATCCGGGTCGATGACAGTGACGCCGCTGAACGTATGCGGGCCTTGCGCGCTGAACTTGAGGATTTGGTCAGCCACCCTAAGACGGTCAAGGTCACCACCGAGTTCGCGCAGAACGCGGCCAGCGCCCAACCGGTTATCCCGACTACCTCGGCCCCGTCTGGGCCGTTCCCGTTCGCCACCAACCTGCTGCCACGCATGTTCGGGGCCATCGCTATGGCCTCTGGTGGGCTGCGGTTCATCAACAAACCGGCCTATGCCGACATCTACGCCGGGCGCGGGGCGGGCACGATTTTCGCCGAGCAAGAAACTGGCGGTGAGGCATACATTCCGCTGGCGCCGTCCAAGCGTTCCCGCAGCACCGCGATCCTGCGCGAGGTGATGCGGATATTCGGCATCAACAGCTTCGCGGGCGGCGGCATCAGTGTCGACGAACTCAAGGCCATGGCCAGCGGTATCGAGGGGCAAAGCTACGGCTGGGGTGCCCCGGCCGGGCCGAACTCGGATTGCTCGGGTACCCAATCGTGGCTGGCCAACATGATCAGCGGCGGCACCGGACGCTTCGCCACCGCCTCACAAGGCGGCGCGTTGGCGGCACGCGGGTTTCAAATGGGTGACCCGCCACCGGGTATCGCCGCGTACTGGATCGGCTGGAAAAACGGCGGGCCGGGCGGCGGGCACACCGCGGGCACCATCGTTGACCCCGAGGGCGGCAACGTCAACGTCGAGATGGGCGGCAAGCGCGGTAACGGTCAGTTCGGTGGCGGCGCGGCCGGTGCGCGTGACTTCCCGAGCCGGGCGTGGATCGCGCTGGCCGCAGGCGATAACGGGCAAACCACCGGGGGCGGCGGCGCCTCCCCGTCACAGGTGATGTCCGCGCAGTCCTCGGTGCGGCGCACCAAGGCCGCCACAGCCGCAGCGCAGAAAGACCTCGATGACGCGAACGCCGAACTGAACTCGGCCCCCGATGACAAGAAACGCGCTGCCGCTGAGAAGAAACGCGACAACGCCCAACGGCGCCTGGATTCGGCCAAAGACCGCCAGGCCGTGGCCGAACAGCGCCTCTCTGAGGTCTTGGACAAGAAAGCCAAGGGCACCAACAAGGAGGTGGGCGATGCGGGCAGCGGCATGGGACAAGGGCTCGGTGCGGGCATCATCTCCGGCCTATTCCAAGGACTGGGTATCGATGGCTCGGTGTTCTCCAACCCGATGGACTGGCCCAACGTCAAGTCCGGGATGGCGGCGCTGAACTGGGGGCTGAACTTCGCCCAAAAATGGGCCGGCGCAGGAGCCCAAGACGGCGGTAGCGGCCAAATCCCCGGCGCGGGTACCGAATTGAACTTCGGCGGCGAGGTCGCAGACGGCATGCTCGGCGGCCTGGGCTTGAGCGCACCCAAGGAGCCCGCCCCGGCAACTGCAACCGCACCGGTCGGCGGCGGCGATACCTACAACCTGTCCGGTGTCTCACCAAAGGAGATCATGCCCAAACTCGAAGCGCGTTCATTCGCGGCCAACCAACGCCACCTGGGCACCAGGCGGCCATCATGAGCGCAAGTAAATGGCTCAAGTACGACCCGATCCTGGATCGCGCCGCGCAGCCCTCATTTGCGACCTGGACCGACCGGGATATGGGTCTGTACGCTTCGCAGCTGCAATCGGATCAAACCAAACGGGTCTATGTGTCCCCGGACGGGCAGCGCATCTACAACCTGGCGGGCGGATTCAAAGGCAACCGGGGCGTGGTGCAGGCACCGGGCATGAAGGGCGCCACCGGCGTCGCATTCGATCAGCTGTACTCATCGGGGCCGTGGATGCTCGGCGAAGAGCCCGAGCGCACCGACTACCGCAAGCGGGTCTTGAACCTTGCGCTGCATTTCGCCCCGCACATCAACGCCGTGTCGAAACTGCGCTACCCGGACACCGGTATAGCGCTAGAACAGATTCAGGCCCAATGGTGGCGAGACTGGCCCGAAGACGTTGATCTGCCCATGGGTTTCATGGGCGAGTTCACCCGCTACGACGGCTGGCACTGGATACGGGTCCGCAACGGTGAACCCAATTTCGATACCGTCGAGATTGACCCGCGCGCGTACGGAAACTATTACGCCACAGCGTCCATGACGATTCACTGCCCGTTCCCGTTCTACTCCAAGCGGGCATTGACCCGCGAGTGGCGCAATGACGCGGCCAACGCCGTGATCAACGGGCGCAACCACGGCATCCTGCGCCTGCCCAACAAAGGCGACTACGAGCAATGGCCCAAGTTCATTGTCGAGGGTGCCGGGAAGGTGTCGATTCAGGACGGATTGACCGACCGCATGGTGGACATCGAAATCTTCCCCTCGGACGGCATGGTGCTCGTGGACACCGACCCGTCGGCGCGAACCCTTACCTCCGAACACGATCCGATCGACAACGCGCTGTGGAAACTGATCCGCAACAGCGACATCCTTGACTTCATCCTCGGGGACATCACCAACGCCCGTGCCGGTGTCCCGATCGGGCGCCGCGTGCCGGGCGGGGTTGGGTTCATGTCCCCGATTCCCTCGGAAACGATGGCCAATATCAAAGTGACGCACACCAATCCGGCAGGCAAGATCACCATGGTCATGTCGCAGTGGTACCGGCGCGGGGTCGCCTGATGTGGACCCCTGGCGGTCGCCGTGTCATCACCGCGCCCTCCGATCCGATCACCAAGTACCGGCTATTGGACGGTCGGCGCGAGATATGGCGCCGCGCAGCCAAACAGCCGCCCCTGTTGCGGGTCCTGGATAAGCAGCTCAAGTATCTGGGCACGCTGCGCGGGCAGGTCCGTGAAGGCGATTGGGAACGGCTCAGTGATGACACCGGTGTCGGCAAGATCCGGGTACGCCGCGATGACTGGCTGGCCGACCTCATGGCCCGTGGCACCCGCTACACCGAGGACCTGCACCTGGCGATCGACCTCAACCCCAACATCCGGTCCTGGAGAACCCGTCTCGGGTACCGGATTCAATCAGTGGTCGCGGTCAAAGATGAGGACGGCACCCATTGGGTTGACCTGGAACTGATTTCGCTGCGCGAGCACGCCAAACACATCGCCTTGATTCCGACCCCGATCTCAGCGCCGGAGTTTCAGCCACTCAAGGCGTGGGTGTGGTTGCAGAACTTCCGTTCGGGCATGGCGTTCACCACGTTCTTGAATCTGCTGCGCACCTTTTGGCCGTTCCTGGCGTTGCCGACCTCGTGGGCTGACCCGGTGCACTGGCTGACCACCCGCGCCGGGAACCTCTCACCGCTGCATTGGCCGATCCAAGTCCAATATGTGAACGCAGCCCTGGATACCTCGCGTATTGTGCCGATCGCCGCGAAAGCGCAAATGCTGCACGATATTCACGCACCGCTCGGCGAAGACACCGGCGTGGTCTTGATGGACTATCTATGGCTAGAAGAGGACGACACCAGCCCGCACCCCGAACTCGCCGCACTCGTAGGCGAGAAACTGGCCCGGCCCACACGCAACTGCATCGTGCTCGCCTTTGAGCAGAAGGACGGGATTGTCGGCCCCACCGGAACGGCATTCGACGGCGCCCTGAACGCTGTCGGCGCCATCCTGGATGACACCATCACCGAGGTCATTCTCCCGTTGGACCAGGACGGCGACGGCCTGACCGATCCGTTCTTTAGGCGCCTGCTCGGCGTGGCCCCGGAAAGGCCCTCGCTGGTGTGGCGGGACTGCAAGCACTCGGGCATCATCACCAGCGCCCACCGCATGCAGCGCGGCACCGCCCGCACCGTCTGGACCGGATCTCACAGCCCGACAATCCTTAACCAGGCCATCACGTTCGGAATCCGTTACGCCCTAGCACAATTGGAACAGGTGATCCCCTATCCGGGCTCCGCGTATCAACAGCCGGGCACCTCCGGGCTGGACAACATCTACCAAGGCCAGCTAGACGACATCTTCTTCGCCTGGCAAAAGTGGACGAATCCTAAAGTGGCGCTGTGGCTTAACGACTACGCCCTGATCGATCACGTCGAGCCAGGCAACGGTATCGCCTGGGTGGTCTCCAGTGCGTTGACGATCCGCCAGGGCATGAGCAAGACCATGCCCAAGGTCGCGTTCACCATGACCACCCGCGACGGACACCCCCACGTGTACGGATTCGACTACCTGGTGGGCGATCGCGGCATGTGGGAAGTCGATTCCATCTACTACGTCAACAACATTCGCGGCATGAAGTGGTCCGTGACCGACAAGACCCCGATGGCACATAGCCTCACCATCGGCAAGGCCCGCGACCATGACCCGTTCGAGGCGGGCATGAAAGCCGTCGCGGACGGCTGGAACGCCATCGGCTCACTCATCGGCGGCGCCGCGATCGCGGCCTAACCCACCACATCCAACACCCACCCCCCCGGCGCCAGCTGCGGGGTCATTCGTCATACCCCAAAGGAGGGACACATGCAGTGTTGGCAAAACGCCGGCGCACGCCACAAACAGCCTGTCACCAGCGGCTCTGCGAGAACTCAGCTAAGGACCCGGACCTGGGCGCGACATGCGCATGGTCGCAAGGACCGCATGGGTGGTAACGCGGCATGAGCGAACCCAAGCCCAAAGACCCTAAGGCGCGTGAACTGCTCGACGCCGCCGCCCGCATCACCGACGCGCTGGCGTTCGCGCGCGGCCCACGCGGTGAGGTGCTGTACCTGACCGACGACCAGAGGGTCTGCTTCGCCTTCCACCTGGCCCGCACAGGGGGCGATATCTACCCGGACAAGGCGATCATCAAGCGCCGCGCCCTGCCCGATCGTCCGGGGCAGCTCACGGGAGTTATCGACTGGGTGCCCCTCGATTGGGAAGAGGACCCCGAGGCCCCCGAACCCATCTCAGCGGTCGGGCCGGTCCCGGTGCCGCCCGAGCTGCCCGATTTCGACGCCATGACGCCATGGCACACCAACACACGTATTGAAGGAGATTGGACGTGACCACACCGCTGCCCGGCGCCCCGATACACCTCATGGACTGGCTCAACACCATGCACGTGTTCGGTGTCGCCTCCGACGGCGAGGTGCCCGGTCTGCGCACCTGCACATTCGAGGGCGTCAACGACGACATCGTGGCCACCGTCCCCGTCCTCAAAGGTGACAAGGGCGAAGACGGCTTGCCGTCGCCGGTCGTAGATCTGCATATCGATCCCACCATCACCACCCCGACACAGCTGCCCACCGATCTTGGCCTGGACGACAAGGGCAAAACGTGGTGGATCGGGGATCTGCTCTATGTGTGGATGGGCACCGAATACATCACACGCCCAGCCGGATACGCCGGACGCCCCGGCCCCACGCCAAAGATGTCGTTCAGTATCGAACTGATCGCGCCAGGTGAAACCAGCGTCGTGATCCCCTCGGGCACCGACCAGAACCCGCACCTGCATTTCAAGATCGCAGCCCCGCGCGGTATCCCTGGACCCGCCGCCGCGATCCGGGACGCGCTGGACTACAACAACATCCTGCCGCCCACAGACGGGCAGGTCCCGACCTGGGACAGCCAGCAAGGCAAGTGGAAGCCCGAGAGTTTCGTCGGCAAGCGCAGCGGCGCATTCTCCATACCCGAGGCGGCGTTCACCAACGTCACCAACATCATCAACGGCCGCATCACGATCCTGTCATATCAGCTCCCGGTGCAAGACTTTCCGGTCAAGGTCGCCGCGTCAGGCCATTTCAAAGCATTCGGTATCGACCTGAACATCTTGGACCCCTTCAAGATTGGTGCCGAGGTGCGTCTCGGTGACCCCATGAACGGCCAGATCATCGGGCGCGGCAAGGGCACCGTGGCCCAGGAAACCACCGTGACCCCGCACTACTCGACCCCCGGTGAGCCCACGGTGGCCATGACGATGGATAACGAGATAGCCCTGATCAACGCCGGGCAGCAGGCCACCTTGACCGCGAACCTGGTCAACGACGGCCTGATCGGCATGTACGCGTTCAACCGCCAGGACGCCCAACTGTTCGTGCAGTGGTGGGAAGTCTGATGGCCTACACACGCGAGCTGAAAACAGTTGTGCCCGTGCTGGCGGCCGAGCACACACCGGCCGATGACGAGACGCTGGTGTGGCTGGTGCGTGAGAGTTTCGAACGTGAAGCCGCTAGTGAGCATCTGATGCTCACGGAGTGGTGCGACTGCGGAGACCTGGACCCCGCCGAGGTGTCACCGCAGACCGAACGCGAGGTGTTGAAACGCCCGGCCACCGATTACCGCTGGCGCATGTTCACCGGCACCGCAACGAGGTTGGTCAATGCCAGCATCGATTGACCTGGGGTCGTACCCGGCGATCACCCACCATCCGGCCCAGCGCCTTGACCCCACGCTGCCCCGGCTGCCGCAGTTCGACCCGCAGCAGGTTTTCCAGCAGTGGGCGCAACTGCTCAAGCAGATGACCGGGATCGACCTGTCTAGCCCAGAAGCGTTGTTTACCAGTATCATTGGCAAACTTCAGGAAATTCTCGGGCCGATCTTCGGGGGTATCAATCTCACGGGCGGGCTCACCCCGGAACAAATCTGGGCCGCGACGATCGCGAACCCGATCAAGTCGCTGACCGGTGTTGATCTGTCCTCGCCTGCGGCGCTGGTGGCCTCCATCATTCATCTGATCACGGGCGGCAACAAGTTCCCTGGCGTGCTGGCTATCTCGCGTATCGCCAACGTGATTCAAGACCTGCTCGATGGCGCAGGGGATTTCCTGACCGCCGACAGCGTGACCGATAACCCGTACTACGACTGGGATTCAGTGATGCCCGGTTTCGTCTCGGGCGGGTCGATCCGGGCGACCGCGAACGGCACGCAACAGGTGATGCGTTCGGAGCCTTTCGAAGTGTTCGGCGGCCAAACGCTGGAGCTGCGGTCAGCGGCGCAATGGACCGGGGCTAGCGCCACTGCGGGATCGAACCCGGTTAAGGTCGGGTTCACCCCGTTCGACGCGGCGGGCAATCCGCTGGCCGATGTCATTCGCGGTTCGCTGCAACCCTCGGGTGATCATGGTTGGCAGTGGGTTCCGGTTCAAGAGGAATGGCCGGTACCTGCTGGCGTCAAGTATGTCTCGCAGCTGCTCATGCTCGATAGCGGCGCGACTGCGGGCACGTTCTGGTTCTCCAACGCCTCGGCGTGGGCGTCCAACCTGCTGGACCCTCGGTTGGTCAAAGACCTGCGCGAAATGGTCGATGCTGTTGGGGGAGCGGTCAATTCCGGTGTGCACGACATTGAAGAGCGCTTGCAGGCGATCACCGCTGACGGCAAGATCACCGCGACCGAGATTGTCGGCCTGATTCAGCAGGCCCAAGTCTCGGGTTTGGTGATCATCCAAACGGTTCTCAATCAGATCCGCGACGTTGTCAACGGCAACGTGGTCACGCCCATCAACAATATCGTGCAGGACTTCATCGCATGGTTTGGCCTGAACCAGAACAAGACTCAGAAGCTGACCAGCGGTGGCCACTTGAGCACATCCGATGTAGTCGGCACGTTCGACATGAGCCGGGTCAACGATCTTGTCGATAACCTCGGCAACATCCTGTCCGGGGTCAAGGACGGCGCCGACGGCGTGGGCACCGGCACCACGGGCGCCATTGGGGACCGCATCAATCAGGCCAAGGACTCGCTACTGGCGCTGCTGGGCCTGTCGCAAGACGCCCTCAAAAGCGCTATCGCCGCACAAACCACCCTGCAAGAGCAGGAGACCGAGCAGAACACTGGCGACGGCAACAGCTACAGTTTCGTGTTCTCCGGGGCAGACGGGGCCGCGCTGAATGCGACCGATTGGACCACCGGCCCCACGCCCGGAGATATCACCATTCGGGGCGACTCGGGGTATGCGGGTGTCAAGAACGGCAACCCTGACGGGTACTTTTTCGCCAGCCCCAACTACACCTATGCCAGTGACGGGCAATCGGCCTCATTCGTGCTCGGCAACACCCAAAACGGAAACTACTACTCCGGGGTGTTCATTCGCTGCAATGCCGATCGCACCACGGGCGCTTACTGCCTGGCCAAAGAGGGCGAGGTCCGTGTCGGCAAGTTCACCCGCTCGGGCACCAGCTGGACGTTCGCCACACCGATGACCTTTCAAGGCGGGCTGTCATCGGTCAAGCAGGGTGCCCGTATCGAAATCCGTTGCAGCGGCAACAACTTCTTTGTCCGCGTGAACGGAAAGCCGGTCACCTCCGCGACCGATGTCTCGGGCGCCATCGCCGCCGGGCCGGACTATCGATACGCCATGTTCTGTGTTCAGCGGGCAACGTCGTGGTTCACCTACGACTCCTACCGCATCGCAGCATTCGCCATGTCCGATTACGTCGCCTCGGGAGGTAGTGCCACCTTGTCGAACGCGTGGAGCCTAACCCGCTCGTCCACATCGGGTTTCACATACACCGACCCCATCACCTCAGCGGGCCAGCTACCGGCCTCGTTCTTCACCTTCACCGACTACGCCAATGGCGCCACCATCACCGACCTTGGCCGGGGCGCGGTGACCGTGGACCAAGCCGGGCTCTACAAGCTGGCCACCACGTGCCGCCCATACTCGGCCAAAGGTCCGGTGACCCCGCATTGGTGCCTGTACCGCAACGACGTTCAGGTCACCGGCGCCATCGGCCCCGGCGCCGAATTCGAAATCCTGCTCAACGCAGGCGACAAGATCCAACCCGCCCTGATCGTCGTCGACTACGACGTGCGCTCCAACGGCTCCACCGGCTCGGAAACCATCGTCTCGCGCACCATCACCCAAGTGTTCGGCGTGGCCTCCTTCACCGGCCGAAAACTCATCTAACACCCGACACCGCAGGAGAACTCACCCATGACCACACCGCAAGCACCCACCACAGAGGACACCGAAGCTCTGATAGACCCCCCGGCGCCCTCACCCACCCCGGATCCACCCGCGCCAGAACTGTCGCAGGAACCGCCCACAGCGCCGCAAACGCAGACGGTGCAAACACCCGAGCCGGGCACCACATTCACCATGCCCGAGCTACCCGGAATCACCTTCACGGTAGTACGCGGTGGCCTCAACGACGAGGGTAAAACCAACCCCGCCAACTGGATTGAAATCACCGGCACCGACGACGACGGAAACATGGTCTTCCGGGCGGGGTTCACAGGCCCCTAAATGCCCTGGTCTACAGACCCGAGCATCGCCCCTGGCCGCTCGGGCGGTAAGTGGTACCCGAACCCGCACGTACCGGCACCGGCGCCAGCGGGCCAGTGGCACGCGGTAATCGGACTCGATAGCGCACTGGCGGTGATGTGCGTCGGGCACGTCGAGCTAACGGCCCTGCAAGCCCTCGGCGTGGTGCTGTCGGTGCACGCCGATCGCGCGCTGGCATTGACGGCGGTCTACCAGCTGGCGACCAAGCGGCCAGTGTTGGTGACCCGCAATCTGCAACTACAGGCCACATTCCAACAGGACCTCGCCCTGGCGCTGACCATGGAGCGGGCACTGTTCCTGGCCAAAGTGATCGGCGCGGACCTCAGTAGCACACTGGAGATGACCGGCACCATCGGCTTGCAACGGGTGGCCGCGATCGATCTGACGCGCAACCTCACCGCGCCCCGATCAATCAGTTTCGACAAGCTGCTGCCCGTTGGCCTCACACGCACCGTGGCGATGTCCTCGGCCCTGGTGACCGAACGCGTCGCCAAGATCGACGCCGCCCTGTCGGTAACCACGGCGCGGGCATGCAGCCTCGGTTATCCGCCAGGCGGGCTGCCCACGCTGGCCACCTACACCACGGCCGGGGCGTTCACCCACAACATCGTGCGCAACGCCGACTACATGGACTGCGTTGGATGCGGAGCCGGGGGCGGCGGGGGCGGCGGTGACGGCGGTCTAGGCAGCACAGGACAAGGCGGACGCAAGGGCGTATGGAACAACGCCACCGTCGCCCGCAACATCGATCTGCCTGGATCGGCGCTGACGATCACCGGCACCGTGGGCGCGCCGGGAACTGCGGGCGCCAAAGAGAAAGACGGCGGGCCGGGCGGTGACACCACGTTCTTGGTCAACGGAATCACCACAACGTGTGCCGGTGGGGCAGGCGGTAAAGGCGCCTACGCGGGAAACGGCCTGAACCAGCCCGGCGAGGCTGCGGGCAACACCACCGTCAACGGACAGCCCTACAGCGGCGGCGCACAAGCGGGCACCAACGCCAACGGCAACTCACCCGGAGGCGGCGGCGGCCCCGGCTCAGGCGGCGCATTTGGTATCGCCAACCCCGGACGCGTCGGCGGAACGGGCATAGCGCATATCCGGTCGTATCAATAGAAAGGGAAATCCACTATGGCATGGGGCATTTCGGCCTACCTGGCGAACAAACTGCTCGATCACATCTGCCGCAACGTGGCCTACACGCCACCGGCGACGGTGTACGCCAAGATGCATACCGGCGATCCCGGCGCGGCCGGAACGGCCAACGCGTCCTCGGTGCCCACCCGGTACGCCTGCGCGTTCAACGCGGCGGCATCCGGGTCGATCACCCAATCCAATACCCCCGAACACACCCTCGGGTCTACGGAAACCATTGCGGGCGTCTCATTCTGGGATTCCCCCGGACCCTCGGGCGGCAACTTTCTGTGGTCTTCGCAGGCGACCGCGAGCAAGTCGGGGGCTAGCGGAGACATCATCCGCATCAACAGTGACTCACTGACCCTCGCGCCGTTGGCCACGACATGATGCGCCGCCAGCTGCTCATGGTGGGCGCCCTGTGTCTTGCCCTGTTCACCGCCGCGTTCCGCCTCGGCTGGTGGGCCTCCGACCAGCTGTCCTCCTACGCCCAAGAGATCGACCCTCGTATTGAAAGGTTGTACACACGATGAAATGGCCACGCAAACAAGCTGATTGGCTCATCAACTACATCGCTGACCGGTTCTACGACCGGCTGCGCGACCGCCTCCTGGAGGACCTGGCACCTTGGGCCGGCAAGGGCCTGCGCGGCGATACCTACAACCTGTCCGCCAAGACGCTGCACGATTTAACGCTGCACGATTTCCTCGGGGGGCCGCAGTGAAGTACTGGCCCCTGGATGCTGGCCGCATCGTCACCTCACCGTTCGGCCCCCGCGACGGCGGCATGCACACCGGGACAGACTTCGGGTTCGTCGGCGGTTCCGGTGGCCGTGCGGTGTACGCCGTGCAGTCAGGCACGGTGATCTATGCCGGTGCCGCCCAAGGCTACGGCGGGCCTGACCCGGCAGGCTGGCTGGTCATCGATTCCGACGATCAGCAAGGCGGCGGCGTATTCGAGTACGGGCACATAGTGCGCGAGGTCGGCGCAGGAGCGAAAGTCGTAGCCGGGCAGCGCATTGGCCGGATCAATCCCGATTCATCCACCAACGGCGGTGTGGCCCCGCACCTGCACCTGTCCTACATGCCCCGCGAGTACAACCCCGCCCGCAAGCAAGACCCCTTACCCGTCCTGGCCGGTGCCACCGAGCCCGGCCAGCCCACCCAACCATCAGGAGGCAACACTGTGACCATCTTCGGAATCGACATCAGCAACAACAACGGAACCGTCGATATCGACCAGGTGAAAGCCGAGGGATTCCAATTCGTTTGGGCCAAGGTCTCCGAGGGCGCCACCTTCCGAGACGTGTTCTGGCCACGTACCCGCGATTGGTGCCGATCGGTGGGACTCTTGGTCGCGGGCTATCACTACGTGCGCGAGGGCGACCCGAACGCCCAAGCTGACAACTTCGTGGCACAGCTCGGGGACACGTCCATCCCGGCCATGCTCGATTTCGAGGACGGCTCAGGCGGTATCGACAACTTCTGGGCCGTCAAGAACGCCATTGAGGCACGCGGGGTCCGCGTGGCCCTGTCGTACATCCCGCGCTGGTACTGGGAGAAAATCGGCAAGCCCGACCTGTCCGGGGTGCCGGGCCTCATTCAGTCGTCGTACGTCAACGGCACCGCCTACGCCTCGGTGCTCTACCCCGGCGATGACAGTCCACGGTGGGCCGCGTTCGGCGGCAAGACACCCGACATTTTGCAGTTCACCGACAAGGCGCTGGTCGCAGGTAAGAATCTGGACGCCAACGCATTCCGTGGAACACTGGCTCAGCTCAAGGCGCTACTGGGAGCCCAGCCCGAAACGCCGGGCGCCCCGGACTATGAACGCGAGATTTGGGACCAGCTGCGCTTGCGCTGGGAAATGCTCGGCTGGCAGACCCTCATCGAGGCATTCGCGGAAGTCCGCGACAAGGTGCTGGGTACCAACGACCATGGCAAAACCGGAGCGCGGCCATGACCCGGCATGCGCTGCTGTGTTTCCGGGGCACCGGGGGCGAATGGGGCCGGGACTACACGTCACGCGTCGCTCAAGCCTGCTCGGCGCTCGTGGAAGAGATTGATGTCGATGCCCCCGCGACCATGGGCGCCGCGCCCGTGGGAGCTGCCACAGACCCCCTGGCGCCCAGCGGATTCGAATGCGTACACGCCATGGTCGAATGGGCCGTCACATGGGTGCGGAACAACCCCACCCGGACCTTTGGCGTCGCCGCCTACAGCCTCGGCGCGATCGGGGCCGTGGTCTTCGCCCAAGAGTTCAGGCCGGGCGGTCGGCTGCAACGCTACCGGGCGAATTTCCTATTCGGTGTCACGTTCGGCAACCCGGCCCGCGCCCGTGGCCACACGTTCTACATGGGTGAAGACCCTGGCGGGGAAGGCATCTCCGATATCCGGCTACCCGAAGGCATGTTCGGCGCCGAATGGGCCGACCTCGTGCAGACCGGCGACCTCTACGGCAACGTGCTCGGAAATCCGTTGGTGGTCAAGGTGTGCCGTGACGCCTACGCGCTCGTGATGACTCAACAGCTGCACGACCCGCTGCGGCTCGTATTCGACATGCTGCCCCTGATCCTGCGGATCGTGGCCGATTCGGTGAACATGCCCCTGTCCATCCCCGGAACCATCACCTCAGGATTCCTGGGCCTAATCGCCGCGTTCCTGCCGTATCTGCCGGTGGACAACGACAAGACCGCCGCAGCGATCGCGGCCGCAGTACAGGGCATCGGATTCGCCCTCGCGCAACCTCCCACCGCACCCCACATCACCTACGAGTTCGCCGAAGTATGGCCCGGAATGACCTACTTCGATTTGGCTGTGCAACACGTAAACGACTGGGCGGCACGCACTCCCGCGTCCGCTTAACCAACCCATCACAACTGAAAGGATCACAATGCCCAACCCCGTACCCCAAAACGACACCACACGATTGGTGGTCTACGCGGCGATGTTCATCACCGTTTTCGCCGGGACGGTCGCGCTGGTCGCCTTCGGTAAAATGAGCGCCGATGACGCACTGCAATGGATCGTCTCGGGCGCCGGGCTCATAGGCACGGGCCTGGCCAGCCTGAAGATGGCACAGGATCGTAACGGCGGCAACGGGTCGGCCCAGTGATCCTGCCATCTATACCGCTCGCCGAATGGCCCCCATTGCCTCCGCTGGCCCGCGACGGCTGGGAACTGGCCACCTGGATTGTCATCGCCCTGGTCGTACTTGTACTCGGGATATACCGCAAGGATCTTCGCGCTGTGCTCCACCAGGTCAAGAACAGCCACGAGACCAACCTCCGTGACGACGTGGACGGCGTTGGAGACCGACTCAACGACGTACTCGACCGGCTCGAAGAGTTCGGCCGCGACCTACGCGGAATGCGCTCCGATATCGGCGGCCTACGCGGCGAACTGAGAGAAGAACGCAAGGACCGCTTGGCATTCGAGCACCAGGTAACAGAGAAGCTGCGCGACGCCAACTAGCCGACCGGAAACACCCCTGCTCAAATCCACTGAGCAGGGGTGTTTTTCGTCGTCTATCGGCTAGTGGGGTACCTCATCGAGCCCATTTTCCCGCAGTGTGGCCGTCATCGCCTCGACAACCCGCGCGGCTGGCCAATCATCCGGTGCTGAAATCAACGTGCCCCCGGCCAGCTCGGTCGCGGTGAGCCGGTCAACAAGATGGCTGACTGTACCGACTTCGGCGCTGATCCATGTTCGGTAGCCGACCCCGATCTTCCATCCACCAAGACGCGCCAGGCTGTTGGTGGCCGAGTCGGTGAGTTTGAGACTTGCCGGGTTCCATATCTCCGCCACGGCGGCACACACGGCATTCGCGGTTTCGCTGGTGACGCCGCCCGCCTCTCGCTCCTGTATGCGGACCGCAAGGTGGTGCAGCGGTATGCGACCGCCTGGGTGGATCGCCCCTGCAGTGACCTCCACGCGAATGCTGACCGCCGCGCTTTCGCCCATGACCCACACTCGGTAGCCGCTTTCGGGCTCTGGCTGGCGGGGCTCATCGTCGCCATAAACGACGTAGCTTCGTACGATTTCTGCTAGATCGGTCGTGGACCCTGACCATATTTCGCCATTGAGGGCTCGCCATTGATCAATTCCAAACAGCTCATGCAACTGCTGAATAAGCGCGTCTGTGCGGTCTGCGATCCACTCGGGGGACTCGCCAGCCGCAACCCATGTTGCCCGCACAAATGCGGCTCGTGCCCATACGGGGCGCGTTTGCGTTGTCATCTGGATGCCCATCATATCGGTCACGGCCTCGGTGTGTAGATCACGTTGATTTGGTAGATATCTTCATTCTCAAGCATCTGCCGAACAGCGGCAGCGCCTTCGGGCGTGGACACGTGCCACTCAAGTATCGCCCCCGGTGGCAGGGCACTTACTTGGCGCTGTGCGGTCGCCAATTCGCCGTAGGCGCGGTTGATCCAGTACTGGTTATCCGGCTGCCAGAACATCCCTTCTCGGCCGCGCTTCATATCGAGGTACACCTCTTGGTCGCCTCGTGTGACAAAGCTGTCGAACGCGACGGGCTTGCCCGTGGTCGGATCAAGTTGCATAAACTCGGGCACCCGCCCGTCGGGCGCGCGTTCGACACCTCCTGCACTCAATTGATACTCGGTCCAGTCGCTATACCCCCGGTTAATGTGCTTCCAGCCACGGTCGGTCTCACCGGGCACCCAGGTCTCGTCGGGCGTGTCGGGTGGCCACCGGCCGGGGTAGTGGGGATTGCCGGACGTGTAATTGGCTCCAGCATTGGGGTTGAACGTATCTGCCAGAAGACCGTTGCTGTTGATCGGCACGTGGTGATCGGCATCAGGGTTGGCTAGTATGCCGTGATCTCCAGCCACGGGTGCCGAGTGGTCCGCCACGGGCTCGGGATGGTGCGTTGTGCCACTTGCGGATTCGGGTACGTGGTGGGGTGTGCCGTCGAGCCCGTGGGTAAGGGCGCGTCCTTCGGTGCCGGTGAGGTCTCCGAGTAGTCCGCGTGCACCGGCTGCGGCTTCGCCGCCGATTGCCCCGCCGCCGAGGGCTTCGGTGCCGTGGATCAGGTTTTTGCCGATGAACTCGCCGGGATGGTTGTAGAACTCTTTGGCTTGTTCGATGCCCATCTTGGGCGCTGCCAGTGGATCGCTCGTCAGCTCGTGAACCTGTTTGACTGCACCGAGGCCAACTTCTTTCCATGCTTCAGCGACCCCAGGAGCACCCGGACCTGCTTGCCCGGTAAGAACTTTCGCTTGCTCTATCTGGCCGTCGATGGTTTTGGTGGCCTCATCGTTAGCGCGGCCCACGATGTCGTTGAACTGATGCCCAGGCGAGTTGTGCAGCGGCACCTGACCAGGGGTGCGCATCGGATCGGCGTCGGGGGCAAAACGCGGGGCCTGCGCCCGCTGGATCGCCTCATTGACCCGCTGCTCGATCTGGTTGGCGGGCACACCCTCGTGTTGCAGGCGCTCGCGGGTCGCCTGGGCGAACGCGGGAACATCGCGGTCGGCCAAGGTGGGGGCAAGCTTGGCTGGTTTGGTCTTGTCGATATCCCCCACACCAGGCATGGCCCCGAGGCTGCCCAGCTGATGCCCATCGACCGACGCGGTTTTCGGGTACAGCTCTTTGTAATTGATCGTCTCCGGGCCGCTGGCGGCTGCGGCTGGGGTGGTGCTGGCCGGGTCCGTGGCCTTGGGGTACTGCTGTTTGTAGTCGATCGTCTCGGCTGCTGGTTGGCCTGGCGTGGCCTCGCGCAGGATCTTGCGCGCATCGACTAGGGCCGCTTTGGGGTTGATGCGGGAGAGCATTTTCTCGCGCGCGGCATCGGTCTGCGTCTTGAGTTCTTGGGTGGCCTTCTCCCACTTGGCGACATACTCGCGTAGTTCGCGCTCAGCGTCAGCCACGATCTGTTTGTTGCGGGCCACCGACTTTTCGCTTTCACCCTCAGCCGGGTGATAGGTCATCGTGAAGTCTTGACCGACCGTGACACCCTCGCGCAACGCGTTGGTGACGATGTTCTGCCCGCTGGTCAACGGCGGCAACACCTCGAACTCGATGGTGGCGCTGACCAGCTTGACAACATCTTCGGTGGTGTCGTCGGCGTTATCGGTGCCCTTGCAGTCATCGGCGGCGGCTTCCTGGGCGGCGCCCGCGAATTGCCCAGACCAGTAGGTTCCGTTCGGGGTGGCGGCCCACCGTTTGTAGTCGTCGTAGGTGGCTTTCAACGCCGCTGTGCGCGGCCGCAAACTGTCCACCACCGCCATATAGTCGTTGGCCTTCTTGGCCATGAACTCATCGAGGATTGTCACGGCTGGAGCCTCATGTGCGCTGCGGCGGCTGGTAGATGCTCGGCAACTTGTAGTACCCGGCGTTCAGCTGCTCGGTGGTCAAGAAGCCTCTGTGTGCCTCGTCGTACACATCGCTGATCACCTCCAGCCGAGCGGCGGCGATACGCTCCACATCCGATATCGCTTTCGAGAAAGCCTCCAGCGCCGCCAAACCCGGATCCGCCCCAGGGGTCACATGGTCTGCCGGGATACGCCCCCGGATCTGCCTGGCACTCTCGCGCAGGTGCGGACCAATCTTGGCCATCGCGTCAAGGTCGGCCTGCAACACCTTATCGTCGCTCACACCTGCCCCCTTGCCCGATCTGGTTACGGGGCACACTACAACAGCAGTAGCCAACGCGGGCAACAAGTAGAAGGACGATCCATCACATTGCCCGGAATGATGGGCCTACCGCGGCCTCGGCAGCTTCGGAAGACACCGATCTGGATCGGGCACCGCATGCAGCCCGTTGCGGGTTTGCGCTTTGCGGAACGATTCGGCGGTCTTGTCGGCCATCTTCTCCACCAGGTCTTGTGTCACGTAGCGCTTGGCCGCTTGCCGGCCGATGCGCATCCGTTCGGCAGTGAAGTCCACCTGGTTGGAGATGCGCTCACGCGCCCGGTCCTCGGGGATCTCCAGACCACGGGCGGCGAGGCGGGCCATGAACTGCGCGGTGCGTTCATTCATCCAGGGGGAGCGGCGTGCCATGCATCGTATGTACCAGACGACAGAACGCCCCGAGATGCCAAACTCGGGGCGTTCTGCGGGGTTGACGTGCTACTTGCCTGCGGTTGGCAGGGTCAGCCGGTTGATGGCGTCGGCACGCATTGTGTCGTTGACCTTGGTGTAGATCTGTGTGGATTGGATACTGGCGTGCCGCATGAGCTCTTGCGTGGTGCGCAAGTCAACGCCTGCCTCAAGTAGGGACGAGCCATACCAGTGCCGTAGTTTGTGTCCGCTGCCGCGCACGCCCGCGCGGTTGAAAACGGAGCGCAGTGTGTTGCACACCGACCCACGATGTATGTGGCCGCCGCCAGTGCCGGGGAACCAGTAGCCCTTGGCAGGCATTTGCGCGGCGATGGCGGCGGCATCTGGATGAAGGGGCAGCAGTTTGGTTTCGCCGCCTTTGCCTTTGACTTCCATCTGGTTGGCCACCAGGTCGAAGTGTTCGCCGCGAACCTTGGCGATTTCGTGGGCACGCAAGCCCTGCAACGTGGCCAACAGCACCTTGGCGCGGGTTACTCGCCACATGCGCACGGCGAGGATACGGGCTAGCTCGTCGTGGGTCGTGGGGCGCGGCACGTTGCGTGGCCGTTTCGGTTTGGGAATGAGCAACATGGGGTTGTCCAGCCGGTGGCCCTGCTTTTGGAGCCAGAGAAACCATGCGGCTAGTGAGGTGTGGTAGGTCCAGCGTGTCTGGGCTGACCAGTCCCCGCCCTCGGCTAGCCAGGTCACGATATCTTCCATGGTGGCCCGTTCTGGTGCGACGTTGCACCACTGGGCCATGCGCCACACGGTGCTGACGCGCTCGGTAACAGTCCTTTGGGAATGAGACTGGGCGTATTGCCAAGTCTGCCAAAGGTTTACAAGAGCTGAATGGCTCAT